GAGACGCTGCGCGGCAATCGATAACGATCCGAAATATGTAGCGGTTGGATTGGAAAGGTGGAGCGTTATGACAGGCAAAGTGCCGGTATTGAGGGCTTGACTTCCTTCATCTCCTACGGCCTACTGTTGGTAACAACAAAAAAGGAGAGCAAAATGACAACAAAAGAATTTCAAACATATCAGATCCGCATACCCAACAAGCGCAAAGCTTTTAACGTTTTGACGCAGGAGGGCTTCGAGGCGCTTATCAAGCACGTTTGCGAGGTCAGCGCCCCGGCTGATGTAGAAGTGTTCGTCAACGATTTCGATAACTACACGGCAAAGATTGATATTGACCGCAGTTTCACGGTTGGCGCGACACTATACGTTGACGCCAAAGTAAATTGGAGTGAAAGAGTCATTGGTCAAGATGACCAAGGAAAAATCTGGCTCATCAACAAATACATAATAAATATTCATCTGAATTGGTCGAGCACTGGGCGCGACCTAGTCGCGGCAGCGGCAGCGGTAAACGCTTACCGAGAATTAATAGATCTCGGATTGCACATTGATGTTGCACTCCGTCGTTACGATTTGGCTTTGCTTCAGGAGGCTGATGAGCAGCCAAGTCCAAGTACAGCAGGCGAGTGAACTTCAGGAAAAACAAAAAACCCACGATCTAGAAGCTCACCAGCCGGTGAGTTTCTAGATTCTGAGGGCTTGACTTCCTTCATCTCCTACGGCCTACTGATGGCAACAACAAAAAAGGAGAGACTCAAATGAATACACAGCCTTTCAACCCCAACCCGACAAAGAAACTAGAAAATATGGCCAAGGCATCCAACAAAATCAACGTCGCCATCGCCGCCCTGGATGACGCAGCGAAGAGCTCTGAACACTGGACTGAATGGGAAACGTTGCAAGCTTTCAAGCTGCAACTGGAAGAGTTCATGAGCACCGATCGCGGCGAGGCGGGTTTCCGGGCCTATATTGAGAAAACAGAAACAGAATTGCAGGGAAATACAACGTTCACCCGCAGCGGACGACGCATCAAAGTTAGCATCCCGGAAGATTAACATGAAGCGCCAAGCGCAATACACCACGGATCCCCGCGAAGCCTACGACCTGGAATTGAAGAGGATGCAAATCAGGCTGGATCAGATACGCGATAAGCTGCACGAGACTTTCGGCGAAGGCGTCCCCGAAAACATCAACTGGGGAGACGTCGGCAGCGCAAAGATGGTCAATCAGATTTTAGGGGAGGTGTTGATGATCAACCTATAAGAAAAAGACCAAAAAAAGCCCGATTCCCGGGCTTTTTTTGGTTGTCCTTGTGTAGACTCTTGACAAGCGACTCTGTTTGTTTTAAGATGAATTCAGCTATTGAATTTTAGGCAAGCCCGGGCACATTGGCGCGGGCATCCGTAGACGATTGAGCCCCGTCGCGTGAAAACGCGGCGGGGCTTTTTGTTTTTCCAGTTTCCCGAAAGGAGCATCCATGTTTGCAATTGACGTAAATCCGGAAATCCTGACTATCATCGCCACTGGCTTGCTGGCCGTGATCTTTGATTGGTCTCCCGTCCTGGCCGCCTGGTACGACAAACTCAGCCGTATCAAAAAAAAACAGGTCATGGCCGCGCTGCTGATCGCTGTTGTTCTGTGCATCCATGCAGCCACCTGTTATGGCATTTTCCAGACTGGCCTGGCCTGCGGCAAGTCCGGGTTTGCCGAACTGATTTACTCAATGCTCGTTGCTATCGGCGTTAACCAGGGCACCCACCTATTGCTGAAACCGGTGAAATAAATGCCCACCCCGCCAGCCGAACTTTGGGTGCAATATAGTTTGATCGGGATATTAGTCCTGACCACGGCGTTGATTGCTCTCGCATTCTACAAACTCTGGCGCGAGTTGATCGGCTGGATAGAAAAACAGGATGCCAAGCGGGATGCCGAACGAGCAACCCAACGAAACTGGGAATCAGAACAGGCGAAACAGCGAGACCAGCAATGGCAGACATTCCTGAAGTCCATGCAAGAGCAGTGGCTGCAGAATGACCGCCGAAACAGCGAAATTCTAGAGCGCCTGGCGTCTCGCATCGACGACCTGACCATCTCGGTGAACAATCACGACACCTGGGTGCGTGCGTCCGGTAGCGGAGATCGCCCAACGCGATCAAGAAAGGCATAATCCGATGCCGATTCCGAAGCCTGTATTTGTGCTGAACGATGAAACTCGCCAGCTCGCACTGGCGTTAGATTTGCCAGAGATTGAGCTTGAAAATATCACGGATGATGAGGCCAAGCGCCGCAGGGACGCGGCGTGGCACGTGTTCCAGTCTCTGAGAGGGCAGAAGGAGTCTCCTGGGTGGCTCGAAGATGCGTTCCGCCTGGTGGAGTGGGGCTGGACATGGCGGCAGGCCGCATATATCGCCTGGGCAGCATCGCCGAAGCTGAACCGAAAACCAGATACCCAGGAGGAGTTGGCAAAAAACTACCTGGGACTGAACAGCGATCGCGCAATCTCGACATGGCGAAAGCGTAATCCTGCCATCGAGGACACGATCGGCCTGTTGCAGTCTGCGCCATTGTGGGAGTCGCGCGCCGATGATTTCCAGGCTTTAGTAGATGGAGCTGCCAAGGCTGGTTTCGACTATAAGTTTTTCCCGCACTTACGGCTAAAGCTTGAAATGCGGGGCGATTACGTCCCCAAGTCGGAGCTCGAGGCATTATTGAAGCGCAAGCCAGGCAGCAACCTGCCCGCTAAATCCGTGGATGAACTGCAACGGATCGCCAACTATGACGAGGAAGCAGAGGAGGACGCGTGACCTACGGGAGCCACCAGGGCAGCATATCGCCGAAGATGGCACGCCAGGAATTGGCGCGCCGTCAATTGGCGCATTTGGATTTCTTGCATTTCTGCCGGTATGTGGATGCAAAATTCCTGCCTGTACCACATGCCAAGCACGTGGCTGCCAAGTTAGAACAGGTCGCTCGCTACATCGAAACCCAAGGGCGGGAAGGGATCAGCCGCCTGATGATCCTGATGCCGCCTCGGCATGGCAAAACGGAATTGGCATCGATCAAATTCCCGGGGTGGCTCCTGGGGCGGATGCCAGATAGTCGGGTCATACTGACATCGTATTCCGCTGAGCTCGCTAGCCGAAACAGCCGCCAAATGCGCGACCTGGTCATCGGCGACCCGTACCGTGCAGTTTTTGGAGACCGATCGAGCTCAGACGCGCCGGTGATCCTGAGCGCAGATAGCCGGTCAGTCTCGACCTGGGATCTCGCCCAGCCCCACCGCGGCGGCGTCATCGCCGCAGGGATTGGAGGGTCGATAACTGGGATGGGAGCCACGTTACTGGTTGTGGATGACCCGCTGAAGGGCCGCCAGGAAGCCGAGAGCCAGGGCAGACGGGATGATGTCGATGAGTGGTATCGGTCCGTCGCGTACAACCGTCTCGAGGCACATGGCGCAATCATTGTGTTCCACACGCGCTGGCATCCTGATGATTTAGCGGGGAGACTGATCCGGCGCATGGCGCAGGATGACAGGGCAGACCGGTGGGAAGTTGTGTTCCTACCTGCGCTGGCGCTGGAAAGCTACCCCAACGATCAAGAGCAAAAAGATTTAATGCGGGATGGTATTTACATGCCGCAGGCTGATCCGCTCAACCGGCAACCCGGCGAGGCACTCTGGCCAACACGATTTACCGCGGATTGGCTTGAGAAGAAAAAGGCAAACATTGATCTCTATGAGTTCGAAAGCCAGTACCAGCAGAACCCGTACTCGCGAGAGGGTGGCTTTTTCAAGCGAGACTGGTTCACCATTGTGGATCGTGGTCCGGGCGACAAAGTTCTGACGCGAACTTTCAGCAACGGCGCAGCGCTTACCGCCAGGGTGCGATACTGGGACAAGGCGGCCAGTCGTAATGGAGACTTCACTGCTGGCGTATTAATGAGCCTGGGAGTAGATGGTTTTATCTACATCGAACATGTATTCCGGGATCAGCTAACTCCCGGGGAACGTGACCAGACAATGGCCAGGATTGGAGTGGACGACTACCAAGCTGTCGGCCCTTTCATGATTTGGCATCAGCAGGACCCGGGCTCTGCTGGCGTAGACAGCGCCGAGGCGACCAACTCTCACTTGGCTGACTATGGTTTGTGGTCATCGTTCGAACCGGTCAGCGGAGATAAAAGCGTTCGGGCTGGCCCGCTGGCATCGAAGGCGCAATCGGGTCGCGTTAGGCTGGTGCGAGGAGAATGGAACCAGGCATTTATCGAGGAGTGCGTCTCTTTCCCGAACGGCCGGTTTGATGACCAGGTAGATGGTGGCTCCAGCGCGCTGAACAAATTATTAGAGATTGCTGAGGCCATCGGAGAGCACGAAGAGACCCAGGATGTCGTTGTTTACCAGGAGCGGGTGGACATTTCCCCCGTATGAGCATGAGCGATTTACGAGATGTGGTTGTTGAGAAGTTGAGCGGTATTCCCCTGGAAGGATTGCGCCAGGAGAATCAGCTTCTGCGCACCCAGGTAGGCCAGTTGGGCGACACGCTGGAGCTGATGCAGGAAGGAATGGCAGAGCTTGAGTTGGCGCTTGAAGATTTGAATTACATGCGCCTGACAGCAAACGGCGAGAACGAATTCAGCCGCGCTGGCCTGGACAAGATTGTTGACCTTTCGCGGCTGATGTACATCAAAAACCCGCTGATCAAGCGCCAGGTGCACGTAAAATCGCTTTATGTCTGGGCGCAGGGCATCAACGTGCGCGCCAAAAACCCGGACATCAACTCAGTCTTGCAGGCATTTTGGGATGATGAAAAGAATCGGGCAGAACTCACCAGCCACCAGGCGCGAATGTTGAAAGAGGCCGATCTACAAGTGGACGGTAATCTGTTCTTTGTTTTTTTTGTGCGCCCATCTGACGGGCGCGTGCGGGTGCGATCCATCCCGGTAGTCGAAATCCGCGAAATCGTCAGCGACCCGAACGATGCAAAAAGCCCGCGCTTGTATCTGCGCTCCTGGAAAGAAACCACGGTCAATGAACAGACCGGGCGCAAAAATACGGTTCAGCGCCGGGCCTATTACCCGGACTGGAAATACACACCCAAGAGTATGCCTGCCAAATTTGGCAATGTGGATGTCCGGTGGGCCGAGCCAGTTTATCACGTGCGAATTGGTGGATTTTCGGACTGGAAATTTGGTCTGGGTGAGGTGTATGCAGGTATCGACTGGGCTCGCGCTTACAAAGGATTTCTGGAGGATTGGGCAAGCCTGACCAAAAGCCTGTCCAGAATCGCCTGGAAGATGACTACACCTGGAGGGAAAAAGTCCATTCAGGCCGCTAAGCTGAAGCTGGGCAGCACATTAGGCACTGGAACAGAAACCAACCCTGCCCCATCCACTGGGAGCACGTTCATTGGCGGCGAGGGCGTAGATCTGCAGCCGATGAACATTCGAGGCGCGAACGTCAGTGCCGATGATGGTCGCCGTTTGTTGCTCATGGCCGCAGCCAGCGCAGGCTTGCCCGAAACCTACTATGGCGACGTCAGTGTTGGTACGCTGGCAACCGCCAAAACCATGGATCGGCCTACTGAGTTGATGATGCTCGAGCGCCAGACCATGTGGATTGATGTGCTGAGGAACATATTCGGATTTGTGCTGATGTGGTCAGTCAAAGCTCCAGACAGCACACTCAATGGCCTTGGTAAGCTATTGGAGACCGATGATGGACCGGAAATCGAGCGAAAAATCATCTGGAACGACAATGTTAATACCATGCTGGATATCGATTTCCCGCCCATCCTGGAGCACGATATGCAAGCGGCTGTTCAGGCGGTTGTGACCGCATTGACGCTCAATGGTCAGGACATCCGGCTGCTGGACGAGGCCCAGGGCACCAGGCTGATCCTGAACGCTCTCGGCGTGGATGATGTGGACGAGATCATGACCGAGTTGTTCCCCGATGAAACCGGCAGTGTGACCAGCGAATCGCGGGTTGCAGTGATTGTCCAGAAAATCGCCGAGGTGTTGCGCAAGAAAAATGTGGAGGCTGCCAATGGATGAGCTGGACACATTAATCATGGAACTGGATGAAGCCATCCAGCGAGGGGCGACCAAGGCCAAGGCTGGCAGGCTGGTAAGACCGCTCGAACTGGCCATGCGAAAGGCCTTCCTCGAGCAGGGAGCGCTTTTTGTGAAGAAGCTGCGCGGACTGAAAACGAAGTTTGCCGAGGAGGCCGGAGACCCTTACCGTAGTTGGGCGGCGCAGCTCGAGCAACCGCTGCGAGAGTCCATCACACCTGCCGAGTGGCAAAAAGCCTGGTACGAGGTCGAACAGTCCACCATCAAACTAATCGCATCGCCGGTCGAGCGGGCAGCTGCGCGCGCGCTGGAGGTTGGCGCACTTGCCCAGATCGCCGACCTGGCTATGAAAATCAGGTGGGATCTGAAAAATCCACGCGCCAAAGCGTACCTGGATAACTACGGCGCGAAAATGGTCTCAGGCGTCAATGAGACCACCCGAGGTATCCTGCAAACCCTGATTGGCCAAGCAATGGAGGAGGGCTGGTCATACCAACGCACAGCCGCGGCCATCACCGAGCGATTCCGGGAGTTCGCGATTGGCAAGCCGCAGGCGCATATCGACAGCCGGGCGCACCTGGTCGCCGTCACCGAGGTGGGCAACGCCTATGCCGAAGGCTCTCTCATTGTTGCCCGCGACCTGGCCGCAGCCGGTCTCGTTATGGAAAAAAGCTGGAGCACGGTCGGGGACGAGGCCGTGAGCGAAGGATGTCTTGAAAACGAAGCGGCTGGATGGATCGCAATTGAAGACTTTTTCCCCAGCGGGCACCAGCGCCCGTTGCGTTTTCCGGGCTGCAGGTGCAACCTGCTAACCCGCATCAAGCGATAGGAGGCCTGATGAGTAATTTGAAAAAGTTGTTGGAGGCAGCCACCATCAAAGCCCGGGCGCAGGCGGCCGCCAGGGCATTGAAGTTGCTGCTGGCGGATAAGTCTCTACCCGACGACCTACGCAACTCGGTAGAGAGCCTGCATACCGCTCTCAAGAAAAAGTGGGCGGAACTGGAAACGGAAACCAGCACAGAAGCGGCGCGGAGCGAAACGCTGAACGAAGCGTCAAACCTCGGAGACTGGGTTTTTGCGCGCATGCACACCGACATGATCATGCGCGTGGATGATCTCCTGGCGTCAGATCGGCTGAATTTCGACGAGTACCAGGCGGCCCTGCATGCAGTTGAACTGGCTGCCAACACGTTCAGGACTGTAATGAACACCGGCGCGCCAGGTGTCTTCGCCCGCAGTCCCTGGCAAGATGTCACATCGCACCCGGTGACAGAGAGCGACTCTGCATCAGGATCAAGCGACGAGTTTCTCGGCGACGCTATCGAGCTAATCGAAAAAGCGGTTCGGCGGGATGGCACCATCCCGATCAAAATTATTCAGCCAGGCTGGGGATCGAGCGGATTTTATCCAGCCAATGTTCTGGAGCGGGACGGCCCGCGCATATTCACCAAAGGCCTGCACATGTACTGGGATCATCCGACCTCGCGCGAGGATGCCGAACGGCCTGAGCGCCAACTGGATGACCTGGCCGCCGTGCTGACGTCAGACGCGCGATGGGCTGATGGACCGCGAGGTGCAGGATTATATGCCGACGCCTTGGTGATGGAGCACTATCGCGCCAAGGTTGACGAGCTGGCTCCGCACATCGGCATCAGCATCCGCGCTCTTGGCACCGCCAGGCAGGGAGATGCTGAGGGCAAACAGGGAGCGATCATCGATTCCCTGACCGCTGGCCGATCAATCGATTTTGTAACGGCCGCTGGTGCTGGCGGCGAGATTTTAAGCTTGTTCGAATCAGCGCGCAAACCCAGCGCTGTTTCAGCCACGTCTACTGGAGACGTGAGCATTCAAAAACCCATCAAGGAGGTAGCAAGCATGGACCCGAAAGAGCTTCAGGATGCCAATGCCGCGCTCCAGAGACAACTGGACGAGGCAAATGCCGCCAATGCGCGCGCGCGGGAAGCGCTGATTTTGCGCGAGGCGAAAGATCATGTCAACGCGGCCCTGGTCAACATTGACCTGCCCGCAATCACCCGCGTCCGCCTGGTCGAAAGTCTGGCCAAAATTGCGCCGGTGAAGGATGGTGCCCTGGACAAGGATACCTACAACGCCCAGATCGCCGAGGCTGTCAAAGCCGAGGTGAAGTACCTGAGCGAAGCAGTTGGCCTGGGCCGTATTCGCGGCATGGGCGGCAGCAGCGCTCAAGAGGGAGCTGACGACAATGGTGGCATTCAGGCTGATGAAGAGACCGAGAAGACCCTTGTCAACGCTTTCAAAACCATGGGCCTGAGCGAAAGCACTGCAAAAGTTGCCGCCGCTGGCCGTAGTTAGGATGGTGACCGATGGCAAAAAACCTGATCTTCAATGGCTGTGATGGATTGGCTGTGGTCTGTAGCGATCCGGCAACCCCGGCGAGCGGCGACCCCGTGCGTTTTGGTGAACGCTGCGGTGTTGCGCAGGCCAACGAACAATCTGATGGCAAGACCGTGGTGGACTTCACCCCCGGACGTGGCTATGATCTTTCTGTCAAGGCCGTGGACGGCGGCGGAAACTCTGCCGTTGCCTTTGGCGACAAACTGTATTACGTGGATGCCGACACGCCCAAGCTCAGCAAGAAATCCACTGGCCGATTCTTTGGCTATGCCCTGGAAACCATTACCAGCGGCTCCACCGACACCATCAACGTCATGTTGGCATAGGAGGCTAAACATGGAACTGCTTGAGATGATTGAATCCATCCGCGCCGAGGAGGCCAGCATTCAGCGGCTGTTCCAGAGCGACGGTACTGGCGTTAGGCACAGCGCGCTGCGCCAGCGCCAGGATTACCAAAAGCGTTTGGCTGAAGCGGCCACGTTCCTGGGCGAGATTGTCACGGGTCGTCGCCCACTGCGCCAGCTGCAGGAAGCCATGACAACCAGCGATTTTCCGTATTTATTCGGCGACATCCTGGACCGCCAGGTGTTGGCTGGCTATCGCGAAGCCCCTGCGACTTATCGCAACTACGTCAAGGCGTCGAAGGTGCGCGATTTCCGCACGGTCAAACGCTTCAGCCTTTATGGCGGCGATCAAGTTCTTGGCGCAGTCAAGGAGCGCGAAGAATACCCGGTTAGCAAGGTCGAGGAGAACTCTCCGTACTCGTACGCGGTCAGCAAGTATGGCCGCAAGATGGGATTCTCCTGGGAGTCGATTGTCAACGACGACCTGCAAACCCTGACCGACACGCCACAGCGCTTTGGGCGGGCGGCGCGCCGCACCGAACAAAAATTTGTGACCCAGTTGCATGTCGACGCCAACGGTCCGCACGCCAGTTTTTACACGAGTGGCAACAAAAACATCGTCACGGGCAACCCGGTGCTGTCAATCGCCGGGCTGACCACCGCTCTCGAGAAGCTGACCGAGCAGGTTGACGAGCAGGGCGAACCGATCATCATCGACATGGTCGAGCTGGTTGTCCCACCCAGCCTGGAAGTCACCGCCCTTAACATCCTGAACGCTCTGCAAATCGAGTACGCAGAAAAAGGTGGCGCGTCGAATCAAAAAATTACGACTGCCAACTGGATGAAAACCAAGTTCAACCTGAACATCGATCCATACATCCCGCTGGTTGCCAGCACGGCCAATGGAAAGACCAGTTGGTTTTTGTTCGCCAACCCGGATAATGGTCGCCCGGCCCTTGAGCTTGGCCACCTGGTTGGGCACGAAGAGCCGGAAGTCTTCATGAAGCTGCCGAACGCTACGCGTGTTGGCGGCGGAGGCGCTGAGGATTTCGACTTCGATACCGAAACCCGGGAGTACAAGGTGCGCCACGTACTCGGCGGAACCCGCCTTGACCCCAAAATGACGATGGCCAGCAACGGCAGCGGTTCGTAACCTATCCCACAGTCCTCCCCCAGCCAGGCGGCTGGGGGAGGAAGAAGCGAGAGTGGTGGAAAAATGACCTTCACGTATGATTTGGCGACAACGATTGGCCAGGTCAGGCTGCTGATCCCAGACAGGGACTCAGGCGCAGTTTTCTTCCAGGATGATGAGATAAATGTGTTTTTGGCGCTTAACAATAACAACGTCTACCTGGCAGCTGCGCTTGCGCTGGACACAATGGCCAGCAACGAGGCGTATGTGCAGAAGCGTATCCGCCTGATGGACCTCAGCACCGATGGCGTAGGCACTGCGGCTGAGTTGCGCGCCCGGGCGGCTGCTCTGCGAGAACAGTCCAGAGCGGCGGACGCCGATGCGGGCGAGCTGTTCGACATCGCCGAAACAAACGTGGATCCATTCACCGCGCGGCAGATCGTTCACAATCAGGCACTGAGAGATCAATGATGATGACCAGGCGGCTGATTCATCCCAGGATGATTACGCAATTGCGAGATACGTTCTATGACCAGATCTGCACGATTCGGACTGCGTCCACATCCAGGGATGCGATCGGCGGCGAGATCAATTCCTGGTCTGACCTGGCCGGTCACAACAGCCTGGATTGCCATGTCTCACCGGCAAGCGGCGGTGAACGCCGCACTGTAAACCAGGTCTATCTCGATGCAACTCACGAAATCGGGCTGGCCGGTTATTCCCCGGCCATCACAGAGCAAATGCACGCCGTGATTGAGAATGTCGCCTATGACATCCTGCTGGTACGTCACGACAGCCAGAAAACGACCACTACGCTGGTAGCGAGACTGGTGCGCTGAGATGGAAAGCAAAATCCTGGGTGCGGATGAGTTAAAACGCAAATTTGCCGCCCTGGGCGAGGCTGTTCAGGAAAAACACCTGGTCGCTGCCACCCTGTCTGGCGGCCTGGTAATCCTGAATGCTGCCATCGAAAACATCAAAGCACAGAACCTGATCCGGACACGCACCTTGAGCAGATCGATTACTGAGGTTGTTGCCGAGCAACAGCCTGCCAGGGTTGCCGTGGATATCGGCACTAACCTTGAGTATGCGCCGACGCACGAGTATGGCGGCACGATCCGGGCAAAGCAGGGTAAATACCTGGCCATCCCGCTGACAAAAGCGGCCAGGGCGGCAGGCAGCCCGCGCAGTTTTGGAATTCCGCTGCGCTTGCGCCGAGGAGGCAGCGGAAACCTGGTCTTGGTCGACGCCAATGGCCAAGCGCAATATGTGCTTAAGCAGAGTGTAACCATCCCGGCCAGGCCGTACCTGCGGCCAGCCTTTGACGACAAACATGGCGAGGCGCAAGCGCAAATAGGCGCGTCCTTACTGCGCCTGATCGAGCAGGTGGAAAATGCTTGAGAGCGGGTTGTACACATACCTGGTTAGCGCCAACACCAGCGCTGGAGACCGGATCTATCCCAAACGCCTGCCCCAGGGAGTCGCGCTCCCCGCTGTGGTGTATCTCAAGATTTCAGCAGGGATCGACTACACCCAGTCCGGCGAAAGCCACCTGCGCACCCCCCGCTATCAATTCGAATGCTGGGGAGCCGATGCGCTTACCGCCAAGAACCTGGCCGAGCAGGTCATCCAGGTCTGCAGTGGGTATGCAGGATTGATGGGAGACCAAACTGTCCAGGCTGGATTTATTGAGGGCGAACGCGATGACGATGACCCGGAAACCGACCGGGATAGAGTGAGCCTGGACATCATCTTCCACCATAGGAGGTCCTAATGGCAATAAAGCACTTGCAACCACCCAACCTGCAAGAACCCGAGCAAAAAAAGGTAATGTACACGGTCAGCTCCTGGGCCGGGCTGACAAAGTATGAGTGCGCCCTGTGCCCCTACGACACGCTGGTACCTGATCAAATGGCAGGCCACATAGCAAGCATCCACATGCAAAAAACGCAGCCTGCCATGCCGTCAGGCATCGTCATTGCCGACAAAAACTACAACGTAATCAGTGAGCCTGCCCAAGAGCAAGTAGGCGTTTATGAGATCGAAGAAAAGGAGATCAATTTACTATGCCCCGAACAACCATAACCAAAAAGACCGCACCTGGCGGTTACCCAATCTTGCCGGTGACGGCTGATTCACTCGACCTGGCGATGACCGCCGCAGATGTGGCCAACAAGAACCAGTTTGCCGCAGGCGGGAATGACCTGCTCATAGCGCAAAACAGCGGCGCATCACCCTATACCTTCAGTGTCACGAGTGTGGCCGATGAAAAAAAGCGCACCGGGGATGTGAGCGCATATTCCCTGGGAGCGGGAGAACTCGCCATACTGGGACCATTCCCCGCGGCGGGTTGGATGCAGCCAGACGGCATGATCTACCTGGAAGCCAACAATGCAGCCGTCAAGTTCGCAATTATCGCAATTTAGGAGGTCCCCATGACCAGCGCAATCTCAAGTTTTGGCACCCTGTTGAAAAAAGGTGATGGCGGCTCTCCAGAGTCGTTTGTCACCGTTGCCGAAGTGAAGGACATCGATGGCCCAGATATGTCGGCTGAGATGGAGGACGCCACCCACCAAAGCAGCC